CTACCCGGTGATTTCGCTGATATTCAGGTCCGGAATTGCCTCGGACCAGATGACTTCCTCGTGGTCGCGTTGGTAGTTTTTGGTCATGCCCTCGCTCGCATGGCCTGCAATTTTCTGTCCGTCCTTTCCGGCTTTCTTGTACAGGTGCAGCGACAGCGCTCTCACTTCGTGGAAGCCCGGCATCTCTTCTTCCTTCCATCCTGCGTAACAGTTCGCCGCCTCCCTGGCTTCCTTGAACGCTCGGGTTAAATACCGTTCCTCAACCTTCGTCCAGTGGTCCTTGGTCTGCGCTTGTTTCTGTTTCAGGCGATCGGGCTTCCGGTGTACCAGGTAAGGTGAAGCGGTGTCGTCACGGCAGCGGCTGATCACCGCTTGCAACTCGGGCGTCACGCGAAAGCGGATCCACGCCGCGTCACTAGCTTTCGCCGTCTTCTTCTGCACCAGATAGAGAAACCCCTCCCGAACGCCATCAAAGCGCATATCGAGGATGTCGGTGCGGCGCTGTGCGGTAATCAGGGCCAGGTCGATTGCGTTCTGCAGCCAGGCTGGCGCTTTCTCCCTGATGGCTTTCAAGCCCTCCACGGTGTGGCGCTTGCGCTGTTTCTTCTCGATGCGATTGATGGTGCTGGCGGCCGGATTGTCCGGGCATAGGCCCTTGGCCGCCGCATGGTTGAATATGTCGACTAGCAGGGCCCGACATTGGTTTGCAGTGCGCGGGGTGAGGGCGTCCAGCATTTCCGCAATCATGCGGATCGTGATCTGGTCCACGGCCTTGCCCTCGAACTGCTTGCGAAAGCGTCGGAAGTGCACGGCGTATAAACCCAAAGTGCCCTTGGCCAACTCGCGAGGTGGCAGGACATCGCGCTCGTATGTGTCGAGGAAGCCGGCGAACGTTTCAGAGGCGTTGTTCAGCACAGCGCCGACGAGGTCAGCGCCACGCATAAACTCCAGGTTCAACTGTTTCGCAGCGTCGATCGCTTTGATTCGGTCGGTCCCGAACTGGAACCACTTCCCATCCGTGGGCCGACGGTAGCGATAGGTCGAGCGCCGCGCATCGAAGTAGAGGTTCTGCGGGAGGTTCTTGTTCGCAGTATTGCGCGGCCGAGGGACCATCATGCTGCTCCTTTCAATACCATCGCCACTAGGTCATTGCCGTTCGAGAGGCTGAATGCGGTCCAGTCAACGTACCAGAGTTTGCCAATCTGCTCGCCGGGGACCATTCCGTTCCGGATGTGGTTGCGGATAGCCTGCGAGCAGAGCGGAGTACCACCTCCGCCCCAGCGCCGGCGCTGAAACTCGCTGATCTTGATCAGTTCTTTTTTCATAGGAAGCTCCATGCCGCCGACGACGGCAGTTAAAAGTAAGATGGTGATCTTTAAATTGATTTATAGATTCCTTAACGGATGTTGGGGCGGCATTGATTTGAATGTCGCAACACTGGATTCGCCAGTGTAGGTTTCGCGAAAGTACTGAAAAAGGCTTATACTGCTGCGGCTCACTGTGGTAGTTTTTTGCTGCTGGATATTAGAGTGCGTGCAGTGATGGCGTTTACTTCCTCGGAAGCTATAAATAGTTATTGATTGTCGGTTTTTTTAGAATTTGCTTCACGAAATTGTTTTCAGTTTAAATGGATTCCATTGGGGTGGGTTTGTATGCAAGGGAAAGAGCTTAGGTTGGAGTTTGAAGTTGTTCGCGGAACTTATGTTTCTTTCTCTGAGAAAATAAAAGAGTTGCTGGAGGGGTTTCTTGAATCAGAATGTGTGGTGGTGCATTCCGTTTCTTCCCGAGCCAAAACACTTGACAGTCTTGAGATCAAAGCACAAAAAAAATTAGATAAAGGCTCAGAATACGTTGACCTCAAGTCTGTTACGGATCTGGCAGGAGTTCGAGTAATCACCCACTTTGCAAGTGATGTTGATCGAGTTGCAAGAATTGTTGAGCGAGAATTCAATGTGGATTTCCAAAATTCCATTGATAAACGACAGGCTCAAGAGCCGGATAGGTTCGGGTATACTTCTTTACATTATGTTGTTTCGCTAAGCTCTGAGCGCCTGAAGCTTTCGGAGTACTCAAAATTCCATGGTGTCAAAGTCGAAATACAAGTGCGATCTATTCTCCAGCATGCTTGGGCTGAGATTGAGCATGATATAGGTTATAAAGCAAGCGACGAGGTTCCCAATGACATTAAAAGAAAGTTTTCAAGGTTGTCGGGGCTGTTAGAGCTCGCAGACGAAGAGTTTATGGATATACGTGATAAGGTTGATGCTTACGCTGAAAGTGTCAAAAATGCCGTTGGCCAAGAACTTGAAAAAATCTCAATAGATAAAACCTCTCTGGATAGTTTTGCAATTTCCAATGAGTTAGTACTTGATTTGGATGAGAAGGTTGCCGAGATACTTAATGCTGATGTCGTTGAGCCTAATTTCCTTCCTCAAGAATTTGATGTATTTAAATTGTTTGGCGTTGGTACATTAGATCAGTTGGAAACGATGCTGCAAGCTAATCGCGCCGAAATATTGCGAAGAGCGCACGATGTTAGGGCGGGGAGTGACGAAACTCATTTCGTTCTTGGTGCTGGCATATGCATATTTTATCTGTTTCAGGTTCTTGCTGCTAAAAGTAAAAGTGAAGACATGATAAATCTTTATGTTGAAACTATGGGGTTGATGGGTAGTGCAGAGTTTACTGAATATTTAATGAGATTTTAATTTTTTGTTAATTGTGTGTGGAGAGCTTTAGTGGTATGGCTCTCCATCTTTCGCATGTTTCAAGGTAATAATTGGAATCTGGTCATCGGCCGGGTGTAGGAGGGGCGTTTCATTCCTCCGCGCTTGAGGCTGGTGGCTTATGGTCTTACAAGTAAACACCTGTTAGCCAATGGAGATCAGCAGGCGTCTGAGCGTTCTACCGAGCCCCAGGCTGGGTCATGCCCGGGCGGTGGAGGGTGGTGGGCGACGAACGGTTAAACGCAACTAATCGCGTTTCTTGCTTTTCAAGCATGGGTTTCTAATTATCATGGGCATCACCGAAGGCTTTCTGCCTTCTAAGTGAGGTGTTGCCCCGTGATAATTCGACTAATTGAAGAACTGTTTTTTCAGTTGTTAGCTGATCAGAGCGCCAGTTGTCTTTCCCGATTAATCGAATGGCTGAACACCTTTCCATGGCAGGTGTGGTTCGCGTGAGTCGGGCGGCTGCCTGCTGTTCGACGACTCTCCATGGATCATTTGCCCGTGCCAGCGCCGCCATCGGCGGGGGGCTGACGCTGTTGCCGCACATGTGGACTTGCTGAGTCTTCGTGAACGGCTTGCCGTCGGCGCCGTGGCTGATGATGTAGTCGGCGGGGAAGCCCTGAGCCTTGTACAGCTCGGCCGGTTGCAGCATCCGCAGGCAGATGTCGACGATCACGTACGGAATGCCCTTGATGGTGACGGTGACCAAGCCGAGTCGATCCTTGGTAGTGATCGTTGGAGCTGGTGCGTCGGCGGCGCTCATGTTCTCGGTGCCGTAGTAGCTGATCAGGAATGCCGCGACACGCAGTGCACCGGCTTCAACCTCCGGCGAAAGCTGGAACTCAACCAACGAGCTCTTTCCGCCACCACATGCGGTGATGGTTGGTGCTGGCTCATCAACCGCCTGGCCAACGCTGGCGCCGAACTGGCGCTCCATGAATGCGGTGACCAGTCCGTGGTGGGTGCCGCCGGCGCTGATAGTGTGCAGCGGGTCGACAGTGTCTCGCGCATCGCAGTTGCCGCGCAGGTGCACCAGGTTGGCGGTCACGAGCTGCTGCTGGCTGCCGGTGTTGGTTACCGTGGTCATCGGGTCTTCGATGCTCTTGGCGGCCGTGGTGTTGAACCCGCCATTCATCTGGGCCATGAACACCGTAGAAATGCCCATGGCGTGGGCGGCGCCGGCCGGGCGCTGATAGTTACCCCCGCTGGTGATGGTCGGCAACGGCTCGTCGAGCGCCTTGCCCTCGTCCGAAAACCGGAATTTCACCAGGTGCGCAGATGCGAGAGCATGCTTCACGCCACCGGCGACCACCGTACCGAGCGGCTGATCCAGCCCCGGCACCCGTGGTTCTTGTCCGGTGCGCTCGCCGTAACCGGTTTGAATCAGGGTTGGACTGATGAGCGTCAGCTCGCCGCGATTGGCACAGGTCACCGTCGGCAGGGGTGCGTGTGGATCGTTGACGCGGTCACTGCCCTGGTGTGTAGCTGGCGCGATAATCGGGCTGGCCATGGCGAACGAACCGCCCCGCGGCCAGGAGGTCACCGTGCGCAGCGGATCGTGCGCTGACTGCACACTTTCGCCGGACCAGTTCGCGATCGGCACAATGAACGGGTCAGCAGCATCGATGACGAACTTCTTCATGCCCTTGGCGATCCGGCGCAGGGTGGCCGGTGCCAGCGGCTTCGGCCGGTCGAATATGCTCTTGCTTGGGATCGTCCAGTCGATGCACTCGGCTGCGGTGCGCCACTTCTTCTGGCCCTTAATTGGGTGCTTAGCGTGGGTCGGCTCAGGCCACACGATCGGCTGGCCGTCGCAGCGGGCGATCATGAACAGGCGTTCCCGGCTGGTCGGTGCGCCAAAGTCGCAGGCTTTCAACACCCGCCACTCTACGTCGTAACCCAGGTGCTGTAGCTCAGCAACGAACACAGCCCAAGTCTGCCCGCGGCGCTTCGGGTCGGGCACCAGAAATTGCTGGTGGACCGGAACCACCTCGCCCGGCTCAGCCACGCCACCGCCCAGCTTCACCACCCGGCCGGTCGACTTGTCACGCTTGGCGATCAGTGGGCCCCACTGAAGGATCTGCTTCACATTCTCCAGGCTGATGACGCGGGGCTTCTTTTTTCCAGCCCACTTCAAGCCGATCCAGGACAGGTTGCGAATCTCGCGCTTGCGGGGCTGGCCGCCGGCGGCCTGGCTGTGATGCGTGCAGTCTGGCGACATATGGAACCAGCCCACGGCCTTGCCGTCGCACTCGATGTCCGGATCGCCCTCGAACACGTCGGTGGTGTAGTGCACTGCGCCCGGGTGATTTACGGTGTGCATGCTGATTGCCTGGGGACTGTGGTTCTTCGCAACATTCACCGCTCGGCCCAGGCCCATCTCCAAGCCGGTACCTGCACCGCCACCACCGCAGAAGAAGTCGACAACGATCTCATCGTCCTGAGTGCTGAAGCCAAGTCCGTATTGTGTTTTGAAATCGAAGGGGTGTTTCTTCTGTTGTGCGGACATAAGGGATCCTCGCCGGTATAGTTCCGGGATTTACAGGGGAGTGGGTTATGAGTTGGGAAGTTGTTTCTTGCTGGATCGAGAGCCATCCAGGCCTTGCGTCATGGGTGCAAGCTGTTGGGTCCATTGGCGCGATAATCGGTGCCTTTGCAATCAGCTATTCGCAGAACAGACGCCATGAAAGGCTTAAAAAAGAAGATGCTGCTGATCGATTCGAAGCATATTACTCCGTGCTTAAAAACTCTGTTGAAACCTGCATGTCGGTTGCGCGATTGGCGGAAGAGAAAGTGGCTGACTTTGAGTTTCGAGAGGTTTGGAACAAATACTTGAGAGAAATGCTTAGGACTTCGTTGGAGGCAGCGCGAGCCATTCCTGCTCACGAGCTTTCCGACTACAAGCTGGTGGTTTATTACAGCGGTATAGTCGGTAGTATTCATAAATTTTGTTATGAAGTTGAGAGGTATGCGGGAGTTGAGCCAAAACAAGAATTAACGTTGGCTTTATACGAAACCCTGAAATCACAGTCGGCACTTATCAGTTTTGATTGGGAAGGATTTCAAGAACGTGCCTTGCCTAAGCGGAAAAACAGATAGATATGAATAACGCATCTGGGTCATGTGGCAGCCGGTGTGACCACCGGTAATGCCACTCTGGGCCGGACCATCATTAGGAGTGGGTTCGTAACTACTCGAGACAGCCGTTTGCCTCTCCGGATTGCGTGATTCGTTGAAGTGGGGTATTTGTGTTCGACCCGGCATGGAGCCGGATCAAGGAGAAGTAATGAGTTTTGAAAATCGCCCAACGAACGATCTGATTGACATCCTGTGGAATGGTGGTTCATTCAGCATTAACGCAGGAGTTAGAAGCCATAATGACTGGCTACAACTGGCGCACAATGCCAAGCAAGGCGGTTCACAACTCACGATTACCGGTGTCTCAACGTGGTCAAAACAAACCATCGTCGATGTAGCGCATGCAGGTAAGGGGCACGTATTTTTTGTTGAATAAAAGCAACCAACTCAATTGGTGAGAGCTAATTATTCAGGGATTTCGAAATCGTCGTCAGGCTCCGGAGGGTCGTCTGCGAGCGACCTAAATCCTGCCGCCCTGATTGCAAGCGACACCTTTTCGCTAACAACAAAAGGTGTCGTGACACAGCGGAGCATATTGGCCTGCGTATCGAAGTCGGCAGCGATCAAGTTGATCAGCAGCCGCTGGTGAATGTCCTGCTGGTTGTTGATGCCGTGGGCCTTCATTACTCGCTGCAGGGCAGGCTTGAACACCCCGGCCACTTCGATCTGAAACCTCCCAATGCCGAGCGCGGCATCCTTCGCAGCTGATTTCTCGCGCTTCCTGCGCTGCTTGATGGCTTCCGCTGTCGGCGCCTGCTGTTCCTCGGTCATGGCCTGCCTCTTCAATTCCGTGGGCTGGTAGATCCAGCCATGCCTGTCGTCGGCGCTGGTGCACCTGGTTGCTGAGGCGCTTCATGATTTGAACTTGAAGCCGTTCTCGCGAGCGATGAGGCGGGCGCGTTTGTGGTCGATGCCAACATCGCTGGCGGCCTTGTTGAGTAGAACACCGGCGTCGGCCAACTCCTTAAGTCTGGGCGCGATCTTGTCCCGCTCGGCGCGCAGCCGGTTGCTGTGTGACGTGCCGAACATCGACACCTCGGCACTGACGCCGCTGGCGATTTCCTGCACCGATTTGCCGGCGCCGAAGAATTGCTCCAGCTTGCGGTTCAGGTCCTCGATGATCGAGTCCCGGGGGTTAGGCATGGGTACGCCGATCATTTGTCCCAACCCTCGATGTTCACCTTTTTTCCATCGGCCTGAGCCTCGAGGATCTGCGCGCAATTGATCGCGGCCTTCCAGCTGAAACGGATGCCTTTCACCTTGCCGGTGGAGCGCTCAACAATCCGGTAGATATGTTCGCTGACGCTGATCACCTGGAAGCGTACCTTTTGCACGGGCAACTCCATGCCGCATGCGGCGTAAACGGCGGTCATTTCCAAGTGGCGACGGGCGTGCATTGCGGCAACCCCGTCGGCGCGCTGCTGCATTGATGGGTGCATTGCTTCTTCCTCGGTTGGTTGCATGTATTCGTCAGCACTCGAGCATCCTGCTGGTTGCCGTTGGGCGCAGGGGAGAATGCTGACGGATAAAAGCGGGGTAAAAGAAAGGCCCGTTGGACGTTCGGGCCTTTCACAGATGCAGCGATGTTCTGGCTTTGGTCTATTTCATGGCGGTCACCCTCTGTGGGAGTGAAGTGGAAAAACTATTCCGGTTAGGTGCAATTGGTTTCCGGTTCCGCCGGATGCAGGGGGCCGCATTGCGCAGTGCAGAATCATCCGCATCCAGCAGGTATCAGCAGGCTGACGTGGCTCCGGGTCTTACCCGTGAGTGATGGATAGATCAGTGATCACGCAAATCGAACCGTCCTCAGGATCGGTTGATTCGGAGTAGTCGATCTGGTTGTACACGCCTCCGTGGAAGGCGAGAGTTTTCGTGTCCCAGGTGTTGTCGAGGCGCATGATTGCGGAGGTGGATTTGGCGCCGTTGCAGCTGGCAGATACCGATACAGCACCGCTTGAGTTCGCGTGAATGTTGATCTTGAAGAGTGCGCCGAGCGGCACGTTTTCCAATACCGTAGAGTTGACCGGATCGTCTTGCAGGTAGCTCGACCGGAACCCCATGGTGATTTTGCCTTTGTTCCAGAACACCTTTACCGGTGGGCGTTCAGAACCCTGTACATGAATTTGGCCGATCACGACCTTCTGCAACGAATTGACCTTCGTCAGCCGCATTTCTTGACGGCACCAATGGTCTGCGGCACTGGCAAACAGCCAATAGCCAGGTTCTTTCCATTCACAGCGAGTCCGATGGACGCTTTTACTGGAAGCGCCCAGGGTTGGCGCTGTCATCTGCAGCGATCCGTCGGGAAGCATCGAGATGACACTTGGGCATTCGATCAACGCTCGCCAACCGATCAAGTCCAGGGAGATAGGGTTTGTGTCGGAAATTGGAAGCGGGGTGGCGATGATGAAATTGCTGATATCTACAGTCATTGTCGATTCCTTATTTCATTTGAGGTCACCTGTGCTCTGTTGAGCCCTTCGCTTGATGTAGGCCTACATCCCACTGCCCACTCAGTGAATGGGCAGAAGTGATGCTTTCCGATTACCCGCGAGTACGGTCTTTCAGAATTCGAACCCGGTCCGCTTCGAACCACTCAGGGTTGATGATTACGTTCGAGCCTGGTGAGCAAGGAGGCTGGAGGAGGTACTTGTCAGGTCCGTGAAGGTGTTCAGCCCGAGCAACGACCACGCCGTAGAAGGCGGTGACCTTGTCTTCTGCTTTCTGTCCAAGCTCGATCATGATTTTTCCTTGAGGTGAGTTACGCCGCGCGCACCAGCGTTTCAGCGCGGCGGGTGATTCGTATCTGGGCGATCCGTACCGACGGTGGCCGGCGATCGCGGCGGGCTGGTTCGACTGATTGGACGGTGGTTACTGCATTCATGGCTATCAGCGTGGCCAGGACAAAGCACATCGGGGAGATGATCTGCCGGCGCATCGCTTCTGCGACCAGAGCTGCACGGCGGGTGACGCCGAGCTTGAACATTGCGTTGGTAAGACGTTTCGCCACGGTGGCCGGCGAGATACCGGCCTCCCGGGCGATTTCCTTTGCGGTCAGCCCAAGGGCAACCCAAAGCAGGAACTGCAATTCTCGCGGTGCCAGGCCACGACCGAGGTGACCCTTCCATGCGCCATTTACGATTTCTGTTTCCATAGTCGTGACTCCCGGTTGTTTTCCCAATGCACCCGGCCAACCAGGTGCATCAGTGAAAATTTCCGTCCTATTGCCGCCGGAGGGGCGGGGCGCATTGCTTGCCGGGTCTTTCTTGCCTACTGGGCTTACACGGCTCTGGCGTTTCGCCATCGAGCAGCCGTCCAGGTTGTTCCTGTCGTTGGCAGGCTTTCGGGCCTGTCTGCTCGCCGGTCGCCGGTAGAGGCAATGCGGTCTGTTGTTTGTTGCGCTGTCTGTTAAAGAGCGGCGGGTCACTTGAACCCTTCGCTTCCGGTCCCTGGTTGGGTACTTGGCTGCGATAGATGTAGTTAACCATCGGTATATTTATACGTCAATACCGATGGTTAATTTATTTTTGAATGGCGTAGGATATGCTCCGCAACAACTGGATATGCATACAGCAATAGGAGGCAGGAATGGCGAAGCCGAAAAAGCAATCTCAACCAGTAGAGCGTCGTGAAATCAGCGGAATTGAAAGGCTTGGATTGCGTGTGTCGTCGATGATCAACCACCCTGTGGCGCAGACCCAGCGATGGGTGACGATCCATCGTCTAGACACGGATGGAGACCGAGAGTGGGAGGAGGTGATGGGCTTGTTGTCCGAGACGGATGGCATAGACATGACGTTCAACGACGATGAGTCGGTGACTCTTAAGTGGGAAGCTAGTGCCGAAGAAGACCGGCCGGTTGAGGTGTACGAACCAGAAGAAGAGGCGGCACCTTTCTGACGGGCGTAAAAAAGCCCGGCTTCGGCCGGGCTCCTTATTGAGGCTTGGGGTCGCGCTGTTGGAGCCTAGATTGTTCGCGATTTTGCATTTCTAGTAAAAGCTTGTATGTAGCCTCGCTCTGAAGCTTTGCGTCTAGAATCAATTTCTCCGTGGACTGTTGCTTTTCTAGGGTGGACTGACCGGCATCGAAAAAGCCCGTCACGCTACCTACAATCGTTGAGTTGACCCCCCAGATTCCTACAACTGTTGCTGCAGCGATACCAAGGGTCGCCCAGCGCGCATTTCGGTTCGAGCTTTTCACTTCGTCCAGCTTTTTATCCAGGCGCGCTTCAAAACCGTCGACGGTTTGGGTCATTAGGCGCACCGATGAATTCATCGTATCGAGCTTGGAGTCGATAATCGAATCTCGATCTTCAAGTCGTTTGTGCATTGCCTCAAACCGCTCGGTGTAAAGCTTGTCCCTTGCTTCTTGTTCCCGACGGTAGGACTCAGACCTTTTTTCCTCGGTTGACTCCATTCTGTCGATGCGCTTGTCCATCCGGCTTTCAATAGCGGATAGGGTCAGGCTCAATTCTTCGCGAGTGATATCGTTCATCTGCTCAGTATCAGTGCGTTTCGAAGTCTTGTCATCGCCTAAACCGTTCGATTTTTCGCTTTCATCTAGAGTACCAAGGGACATATCGACGTATGACCCTTTCAACCGGTCGGCCATAGCTGCTAGGTCTTCGAGTGCTGGAGCTCTTTTTGTGTAAGTGCGGCCTACTGGAGTGTGTTTCTCAAATTTGCCCCGTAGCTCGTCGCATGACTGAGTGTAATTACTCATCAGAAGATTCTTCTGCGTCAGCGTTATCTCCTAGGTCTAATTCGATTTGTTCTTCTGGATTTTTTTGCACCCATTCGTGAACGATTCTTGAAAGATGTGACCGCATAAATCCACAATTCAGGCAAAACGCGTTGAAGACCGATATGTGTGGTCGGCGATCTACATTTCGCACTTGGAAGCCGTAACGATAGGTCTGGTCGTCTCCCGGTTCGCAGAGAACGCTCCAATTCGCATGCTCACATGCCGGGCAGGTAGATTTCGTCTTCGCCTCTAAAAAACGAATGAAATCTTCTGTAGATGTTGGAAAAAAATCACGACCAATTGTGTTCTTCGGTTTTTCCGTCATCTCAATAATTCCTTAAACAGCTAGACGTATAACAGTCGCTCTAAACCAAGTGAGCATTCCACACCAGGAGTACACGCGCCTGAATGTAGGTTTCATCCGCCCTGATCGTTTGCGGCGGGTGTCTCGTATTATCGGAAATCATGCTGATCTGATCGTCGCCGAGCCATTGCAGGCGCTTGATGTAGAGATGGCCTTCCCAAGAGAACATGTAGATCCCATCACCAGTGAATTCACGGATACTGATATCGACTAGCAGCGGGTCGCGGTGCTTGATCGTTGGCGCCATCGACTGACCCCACCCCGTCACCATCTTGAGGTGGAAGTGTTCCTTGAACTCAACTCCCATCTCACGGAGATGTTGAGGGCTTACCCTCACATCCTGGAGCATCTCCGGATAGTCGTGCGGAATTTGACCGCCACCCATTGCGGCGCGGACATCGTAATGCGCGATCCACACTTCATCACCCATTGCGCCGGGGCGGTAGTAATCGATCTCGATTGCGCCACCGCCTTCTTCAGCCTCGGCGACGGCAATTAAGCGTCTGCGAGCGTCTTCAGAAAGGTTTTTCCCGCTCCGACTCAGCATGTCCCGGATTACGTCAGCCGCTGTCGCGCCGGAGGTATCGCCAACACTGGGGGCCTTGGTGACCGGGGCCCCGGTCAGGTTTCGAATTTCTTCGGCCAAGCGAGGACTGAAGGCCTCCACTGGCTCTTGAATTAAGCGCGCCAATACCGCCGCAAATTGGGCGTTTAGCGGGTTTATGCCTTTGAAATACAGGTTCACAGCTGCCGGTGTCATGCCAGCTGCATCAGCGATCTTCTTTTGGCTGAGCTTTAGCTCGTTCTTTTTTGAGAGGAACAGAGCATGCGCGGCCTCGCACTCCGCCATTCGGTCTGGAGGCAATATTCGTTTCTTTGTCATCGCGCGAATGTATACCAACGGTTAAAAATAAGAAGAAACCATCGGTATTGATTAAAAATTAACAGATGGTTAATATCGGCCTCATATACAACCCGAGGCTTGATCATGAACGAGACCCCCCTCGACAAGTTTGTTGCTGAAAAAGGGCAGTCCGAGGCCGCAAGGCTCCTTCGTGTGACCGCTCCGGCAATCCACAAAGCACTTAGCGCTAAACGGGACATCCGTGTCCTTGAGCTCCCCGACGGCAGCTTTCAGGCCAAAGAGCAGCGCCCGTTTCCATCGCAGAAATCAGCCGCCTAACCCAGCCCTGTCACCGAATGCGGAAGTGAACCTATGGCCTACGACGATAAAGCCCACCGGCACGAGCACCAGGTGAAGGTGCGCCTTGATGACGAAGTCTTTCAGGAGCTGAAGGACGTTGCTCGCGACATGAAGCTGCAACACAGCGTGCTTAGCCGAGAAATCATCGAGGCCGCGCTAGAGGTCAAGCGAACGCTCGGAGAGCTGCCGTTTGAACTAGAGAAACGACGCGCCTGATAAGGCGACAGAGGGGGATTCATGCCCAGTGCATTGGTTGACTTACGAAAGGGCGACACGGAAGACCTGGCGCGGTGGGCGTCGGAGATCGGGATCACCCCGGATGCATTGGCCTCGCAGATTTTGCGACTGGCCATGCCGGGGCTGAAAAAGGCAGCAAGCGACAACGTCCCAATCGACAGCAACGTGGTTGCCTTCACTCCCAAGCGATGAGTACCGGCCCTCATTAGGGACCGCACGGTGCGGAAGGTGGACCGGTTACAGATTTCAAGATTGGCGCTGGTCCCTGTTTCGGGACTGGAAGAAGAAATGGTCATGGGTTCGGCCCTGATCAAGCTGTTGAAGCAAGTATCGCGGGAATAGGGCGGCAGCGGCAGAACACCGGATTAGCTGTGAATTTAACCAGTACTCAAATTACACGCACAAAAAAGCCGGTGGCTAGACCGGCTTCTTCACAACGCAAACACTTGAGGGGCCATTATGAACATCAATACCGCTCCAAGCAATACCCGCCATGTCGCGACACTTTTCGGTCAATCGCAAAACGTGTCGCGTCACACGATGTCCTCTCGCGAGATTGCCGAACTGACCGGCAGCACGCATGACAATGTGCTGAAAACCATCCGCGCCTACGTTGCCAAGGGTGTCGTTTCTTCAAACGACACCCCCTACGTCCACCCGCAAAATGGTCAGGTCTACCGTGAGTTCCTGCTTTCCCAGCGCGACACTCTGGTGGTGGTTTCAGGCTACAGCGTTGAGTTGCGCGCCCGGATCATCGATCGGTGGCAAGAGCTGGAGGCGAGGGCGGATCAGTTCCAGATTCCGGCTACCTATGCCGAAGCGCTGCAAGCGGCTGCTGATCAAGCGAAGGAAAACCAATCGCTTCGTTTGGTGATCCTCGACCAGGCGCCGAAGGTAGCTGCCATCAAGCGACTGGCGTCCGCCGCCGGCGCAATCTGCATCAGCGATGCCGCAAAACAGCTGCAGGTTCCACCATCCAAGCTTTTTCAGTGGCTGGAGAAGAATCGGTGGATCTTCCATCGCGGCGGCTCCAAGCGCTGGACCGCCTACCAACCTCGAATCACCGCCGGCTATCTCGTCCACAAGGTCACCGCGCTGAAGAGCGATCCAGAGACCGGTGAGAACCGTGCTGCCTTTCAACCCCTTGTGACACCCAAAGGCCTGGCCTACCTGGCTGAAAAGAATATCGGAGCCTCGCTGTGAGTGTTCAAGCAATGTCCTGGGCGCTCTCTCTGCCCACTGAAACCCTGAAAGACTCCAGCGCGCGTCACGTACTGCTGTGCTTGGCCAACTACGCCGGCGCGAATGGTGCTGGTGCCTTTCCGTCGGCCTCAACCCTTGCGCAGGACACCGGACTCTCTGAACGCACCGTGCGGTACAAGCTGGACGATCTAGAGAAGGTCGGCCTGATCCAGAAGGGCAACCAAGCCATCGCCGCCGTGCACATTGATCGTCATGACCGTCGCCCAGTCGTTTACGACCTCCAACTATCGCGGGGTGCAAATCCTGCACCCCGTACAAAGCGGGGTGCAGATGACGCAACGGGGTGCAACTCACAACAGACCGGGGTGCAGCCTGGAACAGAACGGGGTGCAGAATCTGCACCCAATCCATCACTTAACCATCAGGTAACCGAAGAGCAGCAGCGCGAGTTGGCTGATGAGATTTGTCGACAGGACCGGGCCGCCGTCGATGCGCCGGATGATCGCCAACGCTTTGCCATGTTCGCCGCCTGGGAGCCGAATGCCAAATCCCTGTCCGACCAGATCGCGATTGCTGGCCTGCCTGCTGACGCAGTGCCTGACGCAGCCGTCCGTGCGTTCAAGGGATTCTTCGTGGCCAAATCCACCACCGTCGACTCGGCTGCTGGCTGGTGCTTCCGGTTGGTGCAGTGGGTGAAGCGCGAGCGTGTACAGGCGGCAGGCCAAGGGAAGGAGCTCGATTTCGATGACACCAGCTGGGGCAATGACCTGGGAGGTCTGTGATGAAATCTGTTTCAAGCGTGCTGCAAACACTGCCCAATGTGGCGAGCGCAGAAGTCGTTCCGCTGAAAGCCGATGCGGGCACCGTGCAGGTGATCAACGCCCTGTTCCGCGAGCTGATGTCGATCTTCCCGGCATGGAAACAAGCCTGGCCTGATCAAGAGGCAATTAACTCGGCGAAGGCGACGTGGACCAAGGCCTTCATGGCTGAGCGAATCACGAAGATCGAGCAGATCCGTTATGGCATCGAGCAGTGCCGGAAGGTCGGCTCTGATTTCGCGCCCAGCGTGGGCAGGTTCATAACCCTGTGCCAGCCAACCCCGGAAATGCTCGGCATCCCGCCACTCGACGCCGCATTCCGCGAAGCGTGCCGCAACGTCCACCCCTCGATGGCAGGCCAATCTACATGGTCGCACGATGCGGTTTGGCACGCTGCGAGAGAGTCCGGGTTCGAGAATCTGAACCGTCTCGGAACCTCTCTGGCCAAGAAGCTGTTCGAGCGGAATTACATGATCACGGTGCGCCGCCTGGTCGATGGCCTGCCTCTACAAAAAATGCCCTTGGCGCTTCCCGCTCGAGCGGAAGGACGCCGTACACCTGAAGTCGGAAACAAGGCCTTGGCCGAATTGCGCGCCCGGCGCGCCGGAGCAACCCAATGAGTGCACTCGCAAAACAGGTTTCGGGCGGCCATTACAAATCGCTCAAAATCCAGCCGATCGAATACATCCATGCCAATGGCATCCCCTTTGCGGAAGGGAGCGTCATCAAGTACGTCACCCGCTGGCGCGACAAGGGCGGCATCGCTGATCTGGAGAAAGCCAAGCACTTCCTTGAGCTGCTGATCGAGCTTGAGCAGAAGGCGAGGGATCCGGAATGAAGGTGATCTCGAAGAAACTCCGCGCCTCGGCCAACGGCCAGGAATGCACCGTCCGCCTGCCGGGCACCTGCAACTTCAACCCAGCCACGACTGTTCTTGCGCATTTGCCGTGCGGGCAAAAGGGCATGGGCATGAAGGGCTTCGACACCGTCGCGGTGTACGCATGCAGCGCCTGTCACGACGTTATCGACGGCCGCGGGGCCGGCGATGTTGATTGGCAGGACATGCCGCGCGCGATTGCCGAAACACATGAGGCCTTGATTCGGGCCGGAATACTCTCTGTGAAGGGGGCTGCATGATCGATCCAATGACTTTGCTTGTCCTGATGATCCTTGCCAGTTGGGCGCTGTACGAAGTGTGCCGCCGCCTCAATGACCGGTACCGGAAAGCGCGTGGTGACCGTAAATGAAGCCGGTAGCCATGAAGCTGTTCAAGCCACTGACCACCCGCGCCAAGCCTGTCGACCGTGAGGGGCTGGAGCAGTCGGCGCTTATGGCCGAGCTGCGTGCCCGCATGCCTGAAGTCGCTGATCTGATCTTTCACGTCCCAAATGGCGGGCATCGCGTGAAGGCCGTCGCGGCGAAGTTGAAAGCCCAGGGCGTGAAGGCCGGCATCCCTGACTTGGTCCTGCCAATGGCTCGTGGCGGGTTCTTCGGTCTGTACATCGAATTCAAAGCCACGCCGCCGTACGACGCTGCGATCTCCGACAGTCAGCACGAGCGTATTCGCAAGCTCAATGCCCAGGGGTATCTTGCGGTGGTGTGCCGCGGGCACTTCGACACGATGGAGCAGATCCGCGCCTACCTGCGCCTGGCGCCGACCGTGGTGGCCGCATGAGCGAGACGATGCTGACCACCTTTTCGGATGCCGAGATCCGCCGGCAGGCCGATAACCTGCACGTACGGGACATGCGCGATGCGCGGTACCCGGGCGTGTATTTCCGGTTTCACCAGAACCGCCAGCGCGGGTCGTGGCACCTTGTAGTCGGCAAAAAATGGGAGAAGATCGCCGGCTTCCCGGAGCTGCCGGCGAAAGGACTGATCAGTGCTCTGCCGAAGATTCGTGAGCGCCTGGCGGCCGATCCGAAAGCCTCTGCTGCCGTCGGCACATTGCAGACGGTCGGCCAGCTGCTGGACTGGTTCATGGTCCGTCAATCGACTGAGCGGAGCCTGTCGGCCAAGCGCCGGGCCACCAACACCTCGATCATCACCTGCCATCTCAAGCCCCGCCTCAGTGATCTGCTGGTAGACGAAGTCGACCGGTCATCCCTGGACAAGCAGGTGATGTGGCCGATGCAAGCCGAAATGTCACTGTCCTATGTCCGGCTGATGTGGGGCGTGCTGGTGGTCGCTTTCCGCCAGGCCGAGAAGCTGCGCCTGATCGCCAAGAACCCCATCGCCGGGTTCAAGTTCACCGATTTCACCAAGGCCCGCATCTTGCCGAAGCCGTCCCGCCTGCGCGCCGTGCAGCTGGAGGAGGTCATCGAGCAGTTGGCCGCCGACTTCGACCAGCAACCGCAGGACTGCATGCTGGCCCTGATGATGCTCTGCCATGGCACACGGGTCGGGGAAACTCGCATGGCCCGTTGGTCTCACCTGACCTTGGGTGAGCAGGGCGAGTGGTTCATCCCGGCCGAGAACACCAAGACCCGTTGCGAGCATCGATTGCCGCTCACGCACCAGGTCTGCGCGCTGCTCGAGCGGTACCGGGATTGGCAGTCGGCCAAAGGCTACAAGGGCGCCTACCTGTTCCCGGCCCGCAACCGTGGCTCAATCAGCGACAGCCAGGCGTGTGCCGTGTTCACTCGGTTGGGCAAGGGCGAGTGGACCAGTCACGACCTGCGCAAGGTGGCCCGTACCGGGTGGACAGACCTCGGCGTCGACTTCCTGATTGGCGAGATGCTGGTGAACCACACGATGACCCGCAACGTGCAGACCTACATCCACACTTCCGCCGAACAGCTCAAGCGCGAAGCGTTGAACAAGTGGCACGAATGGTTAGACGGGAAGGGCTTCGACCTGATTCACCGCTCGACCATGACTAGAAACGGAAATTCGCAGAATGCCGCCGAGGCCTTGAATGGCGCGGCCTCTAGACAAATCACGAATCCATAAAAGGCGAGGTTTAAAAACATGAAAAAGAGCCATGGACCTGCCTTTCGGGTTGCCCAATTGGACTTGGCCAAGTGCCCTATCTGCCGAGGCAATGCGGTTGTGAAGGGCGTGTTCCACGAACTGGCCTGCATCCAGTGCCAGTCCTCCGGCTGGGTGTCGGCCGACACCGGCGATGCTGTGCCGCTTAAGGTGCTGGTGACGCAACTGAGCATCCGGCTCCAGGCTGCCGAACACCAGGTTGAATTATTGTCGCGCGAGCCACTGCTGTCTGGACCGGCTGCGCTGTACGAACACAACAACCGCCGCGGCGCCGGCGGCACCAACTACACAGGGGATTAAACTATGGCCAGAACAATTCGCTTTACCGATCGTACCGTCGAGGATCTGCTGGAGCATTGGGGGCGCTGGGTGATACTGGGTTCGGGCGTGTCCTGCTGTGCATCCAGAGAAAACGACGTACATACACCCATGATCACCGACGACGATGCACTAATGATGGATAGCCTGGTTGGAAGGTTGCGCCGCCGATATCCGGAGGCTGGCGAGGTGATCATCACCTACTACAAATCGCGGGACATCGATCTGATGACGGTTGGCAAGCGGCTCGGATTCGGATATGGCAAGACTCAGGGACTATGGAAGGCAGGTATTGCGTGGATTGATGGTGCGCTCGATCTACGTCGCGAAGCTGCATAATTCTGGCTAATATTGTGGAGGGATTTGTGCTACAAAGCGCCCTCGACGGGCATTGGCGGCAAGCTATTTCTGTCATTTGGTACTGACATTCGACACTGAATGGGGTTTAATTGACATCAGTGATTGGTTTCTGCGTCATGTGCTTACGTCGAAATCTCACTGGCTCGTGATACGAGCGATCCCGTAGCCTGCTAAGGGCCTTAGAATTCGTCTCTCGAATTTGGTGGAAAGACAAATGAAAGTACGCCCACGTAGTGAGCGAAGACCACGCCCGGCTCTGCTAAATGATGCAGTGCTGACACTTGCTGCTGAGCGCGGCCATGCACGACTGGTAGCCATGGGGCGTAAGTCAGGCAAGGAATGAAGCCTGTTGTAGTTTCTGCATCCTTGAAAATAGATATTGGCAAGGAAGCTTCGTTACAGTTGGCCACAGAGTTCCAGCTGTACAAGGCGGGGCAAACCTACCTTGGTGAGTTTTTCGGAAAGGATGTTCCGTTTATTAAACCAAAGCAGGTGGTGGAGCAAAAGCTGTGGCATGTGCATTTGGAAACCGATCTCGTAACACGGCAGTGGGGAAAGCTTGCTGAGCGAGAAGCTGACCAAGATCGCTTCACCTCAGATCGTATCCTTGTGTATACAATGCTCGGCGATTTTCATCTGCAGCCGTTCTTGCTTCTAACCCTTCTTGATCCGGGCCACTCGCATATGGCCGATCCGATTTTTATGCGCTCGTTGGCCGATCTTACTGAAAGGGAGAGGTCGGCATACTCCAGAGATCCAGCCAACGAAGATTGGACTGTCGTAAAATGATCAAAACCCAGCCCAACGCTGGGTTTTTTGCATTTGGTGGCACAAAAAATAAGCAAGCTGCAACAGCTAACGATTGCCTTAAGGAGCAATTCTGGCCGTGCTAGGCTGCATTGATATCGAGTGAAGCTTGACAGAATCGATTTAGAGCAATATGTTTTGTATTACTTTGCGGTTTTTCCGCGAGCAAAGCCCGACCTTAGAGTTGGGCTTTTTGCTTTCTATCGTTCTCAGGGCCTCGGCATTCGCCGGGGCTTTTTCGTTTTCGGCTCCACCACACCCATTGCTCCGAGCTGGGAGTGCTGCTGGGGCTGATTCAAATACAGTCATGCACAGGTGGAGTCGAACGCATGGATCTTCTGCATCGCCTGTTCGACAAAGCTGAATGGCTAATCGCGGGCTTGATTGGTGCCATCGTCGCCAGTTGGTGGCACAAGGACGACCTCATTGATTGGCGAGCGTGGGCAATCTTCCTGGTCACTGGAGTGGCTTGTTCTCTGTATCTGACAGGCATGGTCAGCGCATACCTCGGTGTGACTGAGCCGAGCATCGTCGCCGGCATCGGTTTTCTACTAGGCACCTTCGGCGGCTCCCTCCTGGCAGCGATCAACCGCGCCATCAAGGCCGCGGACCTCTGGGCGATCATCCGTCAGAGGTTCGGAGGGGGTAATCCACCATGAACTACGAATTGATCGGTTCCATCGCCTGCGGACTGATAGCGCTGTGGGCAACCTGGTGCGTGCTGAGCGGCAAGGTTAGGGATGGCATCGTTGGGAAGCTGATCTACTCCGCGATCGCTATCAGTGGTTTCGTTGTGATGACGCGCAGCCAGAACATTTTCATTGGGCCGACCACTGCTGGTTTGACGCTACATGTATCGCTGGCATTGGCGGGGGTTCGGCACGTATTCATAGTCATCTGGTGGCAGCGGGTCAAAGCCTGGCTATGCCGGACACTCAACTGCGAACACTGCCTGGATTGCAGTAAGGGCCACGCGCCTGATAAGCGCCATAAAAGCTGATGGTTGAGGTGTGACATGGTCAGGATCGACGCCAGTACCAATGTGGAAGAGCTTTCGAAGGCCTTGCGCACCCTGGGTAGCAAACAGCTTCCTTTCGCATTGGCGCTCACGGCAACACGATTGGCCATGCTGGTGAAGCAAGGCGAGCTTGCGGTGATGCGGGAGCGGTTAGATAGACCGACCGCGACCACAATGAATAGCCTCTATGTGAAGGCCGCCAAGAAGGGCAACCCTGAGGCGCGTGCCTTCTTCAAGGATGCGTGGACATCAGGCGTTCCCGCCGATACGTATCTTCAGCAACCGGTGAAGGGTGGCCGCCGACCGCATAAGCGGTTCGAGAAAGCCCTTATTGCTCGCGGCATCATGAAGCCGGGGCAGTACGCGATCCCGGCAGGATCTGCTCTCAATCAGTTCGGTAACGTACCTCGCGGCACGATCATGAAGATTCTGTCGGGGCTGAGTGCGGCCGAGACGGTCAGTGGTGTGCAGGCCAATGCCACGAACAGCAAGCGCAGTAAGCGCAAAGGTAACGCTGACAGGTATTTCGCTGGTGATGTCGATGGTACGCAGGGCATCTGGGAAAGGAAGAAGTCCGCTTTCGGTGATGCCGTTCGCCCTGTCTTCATCTTCAGTGAGAGCGAGCCTGGCTATCGGGTGATCGTCCCGTTCTACAAGATCGCAGACAACATCGTGAAGGCGAACCGAGCGAAGGAGTTCGCAAGCGCGATGGATCAGGCACTGTCCACAGCCCGGGGCTGACGGTCAGGGGAGGGGGTACCCCCCTTTGGGTCCTTCACAGGCCCCCAGCCCCTTGCGGGTAATTCGGGCCCCGCGCGCCAAATATGTATGACCTTTTCCACACGGTTGGTTGTTGTTTAATCATGGCTAAAAAAGAAACAACCAAACAGCGCGGGTGGCTGAACAAATCCGAGATGGCTTCGAGCCTGGGGATTTCCCCGCAAGCCTTTGACAAATGGGGAGTTGCGCCCATCGAGCGCATCGGTCGAGAGGCGTTCTACACCGTGCAAAACGTGGTCGAAAACCGCGTTGAACACGCGCAGCGGAAACAACAACCGGCGGGGGAGGGAAGCGAAGGCGTTGATCCGATGATCGAGTACAAGCTGCTCGAGGAGCGCCGCGGTCTCACCGCCGCCCAACGGATTGCCCAGGAGAAGAAGAACCAGGTACTGGACAAGCAGCTGGTGCCCGTCCCATTCGCCACATTTGCCCTTGCCAAAATCGCCGCTCAGATCGGCTCGAAACTGGACACCGTCGGCAAGACCGTCACTCGACGTCACCCAGAGGTTGACCCTCGAATCATCGAGTCGGTCGAGCGGGAGATCGCGCTTGCTCGAAATATTGCTGCCAGCTTTGGCGAGCAACTTCCGGAATTATTAGATGAGTACGTTGAGTCCATGGCTGAATGATCTGCGTAAGTCGATCAAGCTAGGACTCCAGGCGCTCTACAAAGAACCACCGCAAACCGCCGTCGAGTGGGCGGATGCAAATTTCTATATGTCTGCCGAGTCCTCCTACAACGAGGGTAAGTGGACGACCGAGCCGTTTCAGGTTGCAATCCTGAACAGCATGGGAAACGATCTGATCAACGTCGTCAACTTCATCAAGTCGGCGCGGATCGGTTACACCAAGCTGTTGATGGCGAACATCGGCTACAAGATCCAGCACAAGCGCCGCAACGTCATGATGTGGAGCCCGACCGACCCGGACGCCGAGGACATCAGCAAAAGCCACGTCAACGGCATGATCCGTGACGTTCCTGTGCTGGGCGACTTGGCTCCTTGGTTCGGCCGCAAGCACAGCGACAACACCCTAGACCAGAAGATATTCGCCAACCGGCGAACCCTCTGGATTCGGGGGGGCAAGGCTTCGCGCAACTACCGTGAGAAATCCGCTGACGAGGTGATCTACGACGAGCTCTCGAACTTTGACGAAAGCGTCGAAGGCGAGGGCGCACCGATCACGCTGGGTGACAAGCGACTCAACGGTGCGATCTACCCGAAGTCGATTCGTGGCTCTACGCCAAAACGTGTCGGCTCCTGCCAGATCACCAAGGCCGTCGAAGAGTCACCGTACCTGCTCAAATTTCATATTGACTGCCCGCACTGCCGGCAAGAGCAGACGCTCAAGTGGGGCGGCAAGGATTGCGAGTTTGGCCTGAAGTGGGAAAAGAACGTGCTGGGTGAGGCCGAGAAAGCCTGGTACGTGTGCGAACACGCGGCTTGCATCATCTGGCACAACGAAATGGTCGAGGCGTCCAAGACGGGCCGGTGGATCTGCGAGCACACCGGTATCTGGACCCGCGACGGCATGGACTGGTTTGGCGCGGATGACGAAATCATCCGCACGCCACGCTCGGTCAGCTTCAGTATCTGGGCGATCTACAGCACCTGGAGTACCTGGCTCAGCCTGGCCGAGGAATGGCTGAAGATCAAAGGCGATGTGTCGAAGCTGATCACCTTCATCAACACGACCCGCGGCGAAACATGGGACGACGACCAGGGCGAGAAACTTGACTCGGAAGTTCTGTACGGCCGCCGCGAAGTTTTCCCACAGGTACCGGCCCTCGGTCTGGTCCTGGTCGGTGGTATCGATACGCAGGACGACCGTTTTGAGGGTCGCGTATGGGCGTTCGGCCCCGGCGAGGAAGCCTGGTTGGTCCATCGTTTTATCTTGATGGGCGACCCAGCCAGCGAAGAACTACGCCGCAAGGTGGGGCTTGAGTTGCACCGGCAGTTCACCCGCGTGGACGGCACCATCATGAAGGTGGAGCGCTGGACATGGGACGCCGGCGGCCACTATGCCGACGAGGTCTATGCAGAGAGCCGCAAGCACGGCGTGCACTGGGTTGTTCCAATCCGTGGCGCGACTGTCTACGGCAAGCCGATCGCGAACTTCCCGCGCACAAAGAACAAGGTGCACAAGGTCTTCCTCACCGAGGTCGGTACCGACAACGCCAAAGAGCTGCTCTACAGCCGGATGGGGCTGCCCGTCGATACGGCTGCGTCACAGGCGGGCGTGTCTCAGCCTGGGGTGGTTCACCTTCCAGCCAACGACGCGATCTGCGACGAATCGGAGGTGAAGCAACTCACCTCAGAAAAGAAAAAAGCAGCCATATCCAAAGGCAAGCGTGTGATGCGCTGGGACAGCGGTGGCCGCCGAAACGAGGCGCTCGACTGCTTCGTGTACGCGCTCGCCGCGCTGCGCATCTGCCAGCAGCGGTTCGGTCTTGATCTCGATCTGCTGGTTGCTGCTGTCACTGGCGGCAATGAGCCGGACGCTGAAGAACGGCCGCGGAAGAAATCCTCTCACTGGAATAAAAACTGATGGCCTACACGATCGAGCAATACAACGCCCTGCAGGCGGCCATCGCCGAAGGGGCGTTGTCGGTCCGCTATGCCGATAAGAGCGTCACCTACCGCTCACTCGACGAGATGATGCGGATCCTTAAGCTGATGGCCACCGAGCTTGGACTGAACGCCTGCAACGACGGCGGCCGTCGGTACGCCTCGTTCTCCAAGGGGCACTGACATGGGGATGATTGATGATCTTTTCCCCGGTTTCGCTGCCAAGCGTTCAGAACAGCGGTTGAAGAAAGCGCGTACCGAGTTAGCGCTGGACATGATCAAGCGCCGTTTTGAGGGCGCCGCTGGTGGTCGCCGTAATGATGGTTGGCGTGCGACCGGTGCTGACGCCAACGTTGAGAACGCTCCGGCATTGGCCAAGCTTCGCAACCGGGCCCGCGATCAGCGCCGCAACAATCCGTTCGGTGAGCGTGGCATCACCGGGATTGCCGACAACGCTGTCGGGGCCGGCATCGTTCCACTGCCGTTGGCGAAACGCGATCGTGATGGATTGAGGTTGATGGATCTGTGGAAGGCCTGGGCAGAGACAACTGATTGTGATGCCGACGGCCTGGATAATTTCTACGGCCTGCAGCACATGATCATGGAGGCAGTCGCCGAGAGCGGTGAGTGCCTGGTTCGCCGGCGCCGTCGCTTCAGCTCCGATGGTTTAGCCGTTCCTGTACAGCTCCAGGTTCTGGAGGCCGACTTCCTCGACGAGTCGAAGGCGGACATCGTCGGGCTCAACCGGATCATTCAGGGCGTTGAGTTCGACGCTCTTGGTCGTCGGGTTGCGTATTGGTTGTTCGATGAGCACCCGGGCGCGAATGCCGTCTGGGGTTCTCTGCAATCGCGGAGGGTCCCGGCCGAAGATGTGATTCACGTCTTCCTGCGCAAACGTCCGGGGCAGGCGCGCGGTTACAGCTGGCTGGCACCAGTCATCCAGCGCATGCGCAACTTCGATGAAATGGAAGATGCGGTGATGGAGCAGGCCAAGATTGCCTCTTGCTTCGCAGCGTTCGTCACCAAGGACGAAAACAGCGGTACGCCGGGCGGTAAAAAGCCGGCGCTTATTGATCGTGTTGAGCCTGGAATCGTTCAGGAGCTCGGCTTTGGCGAAAGCGTCAGCTTCGGCACACCGCCGACATTCAACGGCTACACGACCTACTCCTGGCAACAGCTGCACGCGATGGCAGTCGGCTTGGGCGTTCCATACGAATTACTTACTGGCGACCTCAAGGGCGTCAACTTTTCGAGCGGGCGAATGGGTTGGCTGAACTTCGCCCGCCGGGTGGACGTTTGGCAGTGGCGGATGTTGATTCCCCAACTGTGCGATCAGGTCTGGCGCTGGTTCATTGAAGCTCAAGTACTCCTCCCTGGTGGTGTGACTGACGACGTCAAGGCCTATTGGGTACCGCCGCGCCGCGACATGGTCGACCCAAAAGCAGAAACGGAAAACGTTATCACCCGCGTGCGCAACGGTTTGACCACCTGGCCCGACGCTTTGCGGGAGCTCGGCATCACGGACCCAAAACGCCACGCCGAGCAAATCCAGAAAGCAAACGAAATGATCGACGAGTACGGGTTGGTGCTGGATTGCGACCCGCGCCGAGTTGCGGCCGCCGGTTCTCCGAGCCAGCCACCAGCCACAGAAGAGAAACCAGACGATGCCAACTCCGAATCAGGCGACGACGAACAAGACGCATGAAACACCAATGCTCAGCCTGCGCGCCGCCGTGCGTGCGGGATCGGTAGACGTTGACGCGCGGACTGTCGAACTGACCTGGACCACTGGCGCAAAGGGGCGCCGTTGGTCCTGGGATGTCGGCAGTTACATGGAAGAGCTGGAGGTCAGCGAGGACGCGGTCCGGTTGGATCGCCTCAACAACGGCGCCCCATTCCTGAACGCTCATAACTCCTACGAACTCGACGACGTGATTGGCGTCGTCGAGAAGGCCTGGATCGATGGGGCAGAGGGTCGTGCCCTGGTCCGATTCAGTAAGCGCGACGACGTCGAGAAAATCTTCAGCGACGTCCAGGACGGGATCCTTCGCAACATCAGCGTCGGCTATGCGGTGCACCGATACGAGGTGACCGAAAACGCCGACGACAAGCTGCCGACCTATCGCGCCGTCGATTGGGAGCCCATGGAGCTTTCACTGGTTCCGATCGGCTTCGACGACGGCGGCAAGTTCCGCAGCGCCAAGACTGCCGACGAATACAAAGGGCAGCGCTTTAACACCATTTTTGAAGTTCGGGAGGCAAATCAGCCAACCGGAACAACGGCCGCCGTGCCTACGACCCAAGAGGAAGATGCAATGACCGAAGAAGAGAAGCGTGCGGCGGAAGAGGCGAAACGCGCGGCCGATGAAACCCTGCGCCGCGAATCCGCGGAAGCTGAACGCAAACGAAGTCTGAACATCCGCACCATGGCGCGCAAAGTGCAGCTGGACGACGAAGCCTTTGTCGAGGACCTGATTGAGCGCGGCGTTTCCGTTAACGATGCCAGCATCGCGCTGATCGACAAGGTCGCCGAGAAACAGACTAAGGATCAGCCAAATACCCGCAGCAGCCAACCGACTATTGTGACGGGCGGCCAAGACGTTGCCGTACTGACTGCCAAGCGCTCTGCTATGCAAAATGCTTTGCTACACCGTTGCGATGTCAGCATCAAGTTGGAAGATGCTGGCCGCGAATTCCGAGGCATGCGCCTGGTGGACATGGCTCGCGAGTTCGTCGAGATGGCCGGTGGTAATGCCCGCGGCATGACTCCACAGGAACTGGCCCGTGCGGCTCTGGGTTGCGATCGCCAGGCCGTCCGGGCTGCTGGCATGCACAGCACCAGCGACTTCCCGCTGCTTCTGGGCAGCACCGTCAACCGCACCCTGCGTGATGCCTACACCAACGCTCCGCAAACCTGGCGTCCGCTGGGCCGCCAGACCACCGTGCCGGACTTCCGCGCCGTGACCCGCGCCGCGCTGGGCGACATCGCTGCGCTGGAACAGGTCAAGGAGCATGGCGAATACAAGTACGGCACGCTGTCCGAAGACGGTGCACCGATCAAGGTCGCCAAGTTCGGTAAGATCATCGCCCTCACTTGGGAAACCATTGTGAACGATGACCTCGGTGCGCTCACCCGCATCCCGGCAGCCCTTGGTAATGCCGCTGCGGCGACCGAGTCCAACGTGGTTTGGGCGCTTCTGCTCGGCAACCCCAACTTCACCGATGGCACTCCATTTTTCCACGCTGACCACGGCAACCTGGCTGCGTCTGGCGGCGCGATCAACACTACCACCCTGGCTGCCGCCCGCGCCGCGATGCGCAAGCAGAAGAGCAAGGCAGGCGAGTTCCTCAACCTGGCGCCAGAGTATCTGGTTGTCGGTCCGGATAAAGAGCTGGAGGCCTACCAGTTCACCAGCTCGGTATACGTGCCCGCGAAGAACGCCGACATCAACGATGTCCGCAACGCCTCGTTAAACGTGATCGTGGATGCTCGCATCACCGGCAACCAGTGGTACCTGTACGCCGCTCCCGGCGCAGTCGATACCTTCGAATACGCCTACCTCGAAGGCGAGCAGGGCGTGTTCACTGAAACTCGCGAAGGCTTCGAGGTCGACGGGATGGAAATCAAGGCCCGTCTGGTCTTTGGCGCGGCCAACATCGATTACCGCGGCGCATACAAAAACCCGGGCGCGTAACTCTCCAGTTCGACCTGAACCCCAAAGGGCGCCGCGTGGCGCCTTTTTCGTTTTCCAGTTTCAGTCTCTGAAGGGGACCTTGCATGAAGACTTTCATCCAGAACGGTGACTGCATCACCGTTCCTGCACCGGCCGGCGGCACCACCTCGGGCGAGCTGTACAAAGTTGGTGGTTTGATCGGCGTGGCAGCCACCACCGAAGTTGCAGGCGCGCCTGTGGTGCTCAAGCTCGACGGTGTTTTTGGCCTGAACAAAACCAGCGCCCAAGCCTGGGCAGTGGGCGACCTGCTGTTCATGAACACCACCACCCGAGTGCTGACCAACGTGTCTGCCACCGGCCTGGTGCTGGTCGGCATGGCCACCGAGATCGCGGCCAACCCGAGCGCGACCGGTGCCTGCCGACTCAACGGCGTATCTGCTCCGGCGCCTGTGTAAATGGGCTGGGCCTCAATGGCCCAGCGCATGCTCGGCGTTTCGATCCGCACCTTCAGCGAACCATCAGCGACCCTCGATCCTGAGGGCGCTGTGTACTGGCTGACTGGTGGGGTAGAGCCCGGTGTGCCTCTGGCCCAAGCCGTGTTCGATACCGCACACATCTCCATTGACCCGGAGACAGGTGCGCCGGTGTCGAGCCAGAACCCAATCCTTGGCATTCGCCTGGTCGATTTACCAAACAACCCAACTAACCGTGACCGGGTTCGAGCTCGCGGTGTGTTGTACATGATCAATGAGCCGCAGTTCGATGGCGTGGCCGGCGTGACGATCACTCTTCGGAAGGTATGACCATGGCGCACCCAAGAGAATTGATCCGCAAGCAGGCCGTTGCGGTGCTGCTGGGCGCTACCAATGCCGGGGCCAGCGTTTATGCCAGCCGTGTGAGGCCGCTCATTTCCAACGGATGGCAGAGCGAACTCCCCGCAATCATCGTTTACACGATGGACGAAGCGGGAGAGATCTTTAACCAGGCTCCGCGCGAGTACCTGCGCAAGGTCGAGCTGGTGGTGGAAATCCACGCTGAAGGCAATGCAGCGCTGGACGACACCCTGGATACGCTGGCTCGGCAGGTCGAACGTCTCCTGCTCATGGACGACACCCTCGGCGGCACGGCAAATGATCTGCAATACGTGCGCTCGCGCTTGGTGCTGCTCGATCAGTCGGAGCAACTCACCGGCGCCTGCCGCCTGATCTTCGAGGCCAAATACTTCGATCGTCACCCTGATGACCTGTTCAACCAAAGTCTGCCTGACCTGAACACGGTCACGACCGAGTACAGCCTGAACAACGCACAACCCAATCCGGTGGATCGTGCCAAAACGATCATCGAGGACCTGAACCCATGACAACGCAACAGCACGTTAAACCCGCCGTCGGCTGCCTGGTGCGCGACCCGGTGACTTATGAGGCCCTGCCGGTGGAAGGCAAGCTGGTTGAAATGAACAGTTACTGGGTGCGCAAAGCAGCGGCCGGTGACATTGAAATCGTCGAGCCTGCCACGCAGGACCTGAAAACCAAGGGTGACAAACAATGAGCGTCGGATTTAACACAATCCCGGGCCCTGGCGCCCTGCGCAAGCCTGGCGTGTACAGCGAAATCGATAACAGCCAGGCGGTGAGTGGCCCCCAGGTCGTGACTTATCGTCGTCTGCTGATCGGGCAAAAGCTCGTCGCCGGCCTCGCGCCTGCGGGCGCGTTGATCCGTATCACCAGCGCTGCACAAGCCGACACCCAGTTCGGAGCGGGTTCGATGCTGGCCGGCATGGTCCGTGCGGCTTTGGCTGTGGACAGCTACACCGAGCTGCAGGTCATGCCGTTGGCCGATAATGCCGCTGGCGTCGCGGCGACCGGTACCCTCGCGTTCACCGGTACCGCCACAGCGTCGGGCACCATCGAGCTGATGATCGCCGGCCGCCGGGTTTCCGTTGGCGTTATCAGTGGCAACACCGCCGCGATCATTGCCACTGCGGTCGCCGCGGCGATTGCAGCCGTCTCCGACATGCCAGTCACTGCGGCGGCCGCTACCAGCACGGTCACGCTCACCAGTCGCCATAAAGGCGAGGCTGGCAACAGCATCAACGCCCGCGTGAACTACTACGCCGGCCAGGCTCTACCTGCGGGGGTGACGCTTGTCATTACCGGGCTTGCCGGTGGCACCAGTAACCCTTCGCTGGCCACGGCACTGGCTGCTATCGGTGATGAGTGGTTCCACGCCTGGGGCGTCGCGTATTCCGATGCCGCTACGTTGGCCGAGCTCAAAGTAGAGCTGGATAGTCGCTTTGCCTGGGGTCGTGAAATTGAAGCGCATGCGTTTACGGCCGCACGCGGTACGCAGGGTACGCTCAGTGCTCTGGGGCGAACCCACAACAATGAACACCTGGTCATCGCGATGGCCAACGACGAGCCGATGCCGGCTTACGAAAAGGCCGCTGAAACGATGGCGATCGCTGCGTACTACGCGGCCATTGATCCAGCTCGCCCGATTCAGAACCTGCCTTACGTGTGGTGCCTGCCACCGGCAGCCGCCAATCGGCTGACCAACCAGGAGCGAAACCTGCTGTTGTTCGACGGCATTGCGACCACGAAGGTGAGCTCCGATGGTGTGATGCTCGTCGAGCGCTTGATCACCACCTACAAAACCAACGCAGCTGGCGCATCGGATATCAGTTATCTGGACAGCGAAACGCTGTTCACCCTGATGTACATCCGCCACGACTGGCGCGACTACGTCCTGCGCAAGTACCCGCGGCACAAACTCGCCGACGACGGAACCCGTTACGGCATCGGACAGGCAGTAGTCACCCCGGTCGTGATGAAGGCGGAAGCCATCGCCAAGTTCCGCGAGTGGGAGGATTTGGGTCTGGTCGAGAACATCGACGACTTCAAGGCCAACCTCATTGCCGAGCGCAATGCCAGTGATCCGAACCGAATGGATGTGCTCTTGCCGCCGGACCTGGTCAATCAACTGCGGATCGTCGCCAACAAAATTCAGTTCCGCCTGTAACGGCGGCAGCCAGGAGAAATAGAACATGGCAGGCAAAAACCGCATCGGCGGGATCATCGCCTTGAAGGTCAACGGCGACATGTACTTCGCCAAGGGCAACTTCACCTACAACCTCGGCAAGCCGAAGAAGGAGGGTGTGGTCGGTAGCGATCGCGTCCACGGCTACAAGGAAGTGCCGCAGGTGCCTTTCATTGAGGGCGAGATCACCGACCGCAATGAGTTGAATCTGGAAGACCTGGTCACCCTTGATGACGCTACTGCCACGCTGGAACTGGCGAACGGCAAGGTCATCATGCTCCGTGAAGCCTGGTACGCCGGCGAGGGCACCGGCAACACCGAAGAGGGCAACATTGCTCTTCGTCTCGAAGGCATGTCGGCTGAGGAGGTTCGCTAATGGCAAAGGAAAAAGTTATCCAGTTGGTCGAGCCGGCCGAATTTGGCAAGCAATCCTTCACCGAGGTCACCGTCACCCGGAAGTTGAAGTACCTGCGTGGCCACGCGCTGCGCATTACTTCGGACGGCAAGGGCAGCGGTGGCGTCGACATGGACTTTGCCACCCTGATTGACCTGGCGGCCAAGATGGTTGGCCAGCCACCCGCCATGATCGAAGAACTCAGCGAGGATGATCAGGCGATCCTGATTCAAGAAGCCCGAGATTTTTTACTGAAGCACCTCGGGGGTGGGAGTCAGGAGTGACTGTCGTCGTCAAGGTGATGGGCGTTCAGCCCACGGAAGTCATGGAAATGGATTTCGAACAGCTGGACTGGTGGCTTGAGCGCACTGAGGAATGGGTCGGATGGCAAACAACGGATACTCCCTAGACGTCGTCATCAAGGCCGTCGACAAGCTCACTGCGCCATTGCGCGGCATATTCTCCAAGGTTCGTGCCGCCAGCGCGGGCGTGTCTGGGGCGCTTGATCGTACCGGTCTGCCGGTTTTCGCCAATAGCTTGAAAAATGTTGGCGGGGCGATAGGCGGGGTCGGCAGTGCGGTCGGTCAAAGCACGTCCAAACTTCTTGGACTAGGGGCTGCCCTGGGCGTCACCGGGGCGGCGTTCGGAGTTTTCGTGAATAGTTACGTAGATGCCACCGGGTTCATTGGTGACACTGCCAACAGGACAGGCATCAGCCGGAAGCGATTCCAAGAGCTTGGTTTGGCTGCGCAGCTCAGCGGTTCATCGGCAGAAGGGCTGGCTGGCGCGTTGGCGAAAATGAATCTCGCGGTGGGTAATGCCAGCAAGGGGTCGAAAGAGTTCAAGGATATGTTTTCGGGACTCGGCATCAAACTGAAGGACTCATCTGGCAACCTGAAAAGTACTGATGAGCAGTTCGATATGTTTGTTGACCGAATTTCCAAGATCAAGAACCCGGCGCTTCAGGCCCAAGCCGCAATCAAGATTTTTGGCAAAAGCGCTACAGAACTGTTGCCACTGATTCGCGGCGGGAAAGATGGTCTTGATCAGATGGCAACCGAAGCTCGGCGGCTCGGTATCGTGCTTTCTGATGAGGCTGTTGGGGCTGGCGAGGACTTCGGGGACACGCTCGATACATTGAAATTTGCCTTCAAAGGTGTGGGCAACACCATTGCTTCGGCCATCGTTCCGCAGCTGGACAAAATGTCCAAGATGCTGATTGAAACCATCGTGAAGTATCGGCCACAAATCGAAGCGTTTGCCACCAGTTTTGCGAAGAATCTCCCCGGCAATATCGAAAAAGTCACGGGTTTTATTGGTGATTTGTACGATGGGGTTAGGCCACTGATCAATCTCGTGGGCGATCTGAGTGACGTCTTCGGTGGTGCGAATCTGATCTTCGCGACGCTCGGTTTGTACATCGGCGGCGGGCTGGTGATGAGTGTTCTGAATCTGGCGCTCGCCTTGAAGGGCCTGGGCGTAGCAATTGCGCTAACTCCTGTCGGCTGGTTCCTCGGCGCAGTTGTCGCGATCGGTGCCGCGGCGTTTGTCATCTACCGAAATTGGGACAGCATCGTCTCGTTCTTCACTGAGAAGTGGACTGGCGTGAAAGCGGCGTTCAGTGACGGCATCATCAACGGCATTGTGAAGCTTTGGCTTGAGTACAACCCGGTCACCTTGATGATGGAGGCTTTCAACGGGCTGGTCCAATACCTGACTGGCTGGGACCTCCGCGCAATCATTGGGGCAAAGTTCAGCGCGATTGTTCAGGTTTGGAACGAGAACAACCCGGTCACTTTGATGCAGGAGTCCTTCGGGGGGCTGATCAAATATCTGACCGGGTGGGACCTAGGAGCAATCCTCGGTTCGAAAATCGCGGATGCCGTCGCGGCGATAAAAAATGGTCTGCCCGATTGGGCCAGAAAGCTGCTTGGTATCGACGGCGCCTCGATGGGTGACGCGACGGGTGATGATCCCGGAACCTCCAACATCGCCGCAGCCTTGGCCGCCGATCCAAACGCAGCGCTTGGGCCTCGCCGTTCTGTCAGTGAGTTGGGCCAGCGCGCAGCTCAGGTTGGTCAAACCGCTGCGCAGGCAGTCGAACAGCCAACGCAGAAAGTGCTGGTGCAAGTCGACATGAACAACCTGCCGCCAGGCACCAAGGTCAAAACCGAGGGCAGCCAGGGTGCGACGTTCGACACCGACCTCGGTTACTCAATGATGGCCCCCTAACCGGAGTTTTCCATGACTTGGCGAGACACCTACCGCGCCGCGACTTTTCGCGGCGTGGCCTTTTTTGTGGAAAGTGCGGACAGCAGCCACGGTCGGCGTCAAGCCGTGCACGAAACTGCGCAGCGCGACACTCCGTACACCGAAGACCTGGGTCGAAAGTCCCGCGAGTTTTCGGTCATCGGTTACCTGCTCGGCAAGGACTACCATTTAAACCGGGACGAACTGATCAAGGCCTGCGAGGTCGCGGGCCCGGGTGCTTTGGTTCACCCATATCGCGGGGAAATGAGCGTTGTTTGTCGTGGCCTGAACATCAGCGAGACCGCGGCTGAAGGCGGAAAGTGCACGATCGCACTCACGTTTTTGGAGGCAGGGGAGGCGGCCTACCCATCGGCAAGCGTTGATAGCGTCAATTCGATCAGCGCCAAAGGCAGCACCGTTACCGCAGCAGCGGAAAAAAGCTTTGTGTCTGACTTCCTGACCACTGGATTTCCCGCCTACGTGGCGGAATCTGCTGCGTCCGGGCTGGCAGCCCTGGGTGAGTACATGGCGGCGCCGGGCTTGAGCTTCTCCGGCGACTTGAAGGCAGCCTCTGACTTTTACCTGCAAGCGCGCGGACTTGCATCCGACGCTTCAAGTTTGGTCCAGAAGCCACTGAATATGGTCAGCCGTATCACAGGCTTGATAGGTTCGGTCCGCTCAGCTTTTGGAACAAACGCTTTCAGCATGCTGACCAGTTTGTTTGACCGGTCGCCGACAACCTATACGGGCAGTACCGCGACGCCAAGCCGCCAGCAGCAGGCCACCAATGCAATTGCGATGAATGCACTGGTGCGCCAGGTGGCTGTAGCCGAGGCGGCCAAGGCGGCGGTCGTCACGCAAACCCCGGTGGTTACAACGACGAGCACCACGCAGTCGACGCCGGGGGCAGCGCCGGCAACGACGGGAGCAGCTCAGACGGCGCCCGGTGTTACCCAAACACTCCCTGTTCCAACCGTTTACGACAGCTACCAGGCAGCAATCAAGGTCCGTGAGGATTTGGTCGACCGTATAGATGCCGAAAGCGAGGTCACTCCGAACGATGAGGTGTACGTCGCATTGTCTGATTTGCGTACGAGTGTGGTTCAGGCCGTGCCAAATCCTGAGCAAAACCTTGCCCGGATTGTTCAATACGTACCGCGAGAAACGTTGCCTTCCCTGCTGGTGGCTTATCAGATCTACGGCGACGCCGGCCGCGCCGATGACATCGCTACGCGCAATTCAGCGCGACATCCTGGGTTTTTAACGGGCGGACAACAGCTCGAGGTACTCGCAGATGGATGACTTGGAGCTGCTGGTCAACGGTATGAAATACGCCGGCTGGACTTCTCTTGGGGTCACCCGTGCGATCGATGCGGCAACCACGGCCTTCACGGCAACGCTCACGGAAAAATGGGAGGCGGGAAACAGATCGCCGGCACAGGTGGAGCCCTGGCCGATTCTGCCGGGTGATGCGTGCGAGGTCAGGCTAGCCGGGTTTCCGATGGTGATCGGCTACGTTGATATTTTCAAACCGTCCTACAGCGCGAACGACCACACGATCAATGTTCAGGGCCGGGATAAGGTTGCCGACCTGGTGGATTGCAGTGCCGTGCACGCCCCGGATGAATGGAAAAACATCGATCTGCTCAAGTTTGCGCAGATCCTCGCGGCTCCGTTCGGCGTGACGGTGAAGGCGGATATAGCCGTTGGTGAGCCATTTCAGGTCTGCAAGCTTCAGCAGGGTGAAACAGCCTTCAAAGCGATCGAGCGCTACGCCCGGCAGCGCAAGGCGCTGTTAATGCCTGACGGCGCTGGCGGGTTGTTGATTACCCGCGCCGGCGTTCGGCGCGCCACAACTGCGCTTGTGCAGGGTGAAAACATCCTCAATGCCAGCGGCACCATTGATCACAGCCAGCGGTTCAGCAACTACCAGGTGAAGGGTCAGGCAAGTTACAGCCCCGACAGCACCGGAGAAACCGAGGCTCACATCGAAGGCAGCGTTACCGACAGCAGCATTAGACGTTATCGACCAATGCTGCTGGTCGCCGAGATCGGCGGCACAACAGCAAGCCTGCAGGATCGCGCCACGTGGGAGGCGAACAGCCGAATTGGCAAATCCGCTGCTGCCAGCGTCTCAGTCTATGGGTGGCGGCAAAGCCCGGGCGGAGCACTGTGGGAGCCCGGCATGCTGGTCTATGTCCGTTCGTCCTGGCTACGCATGGACGGGTGGATGCTGATTCGCCAGGTCACTTACGAGCGCGGCGAAGGCGGGACCACGGCCAAGCTTGAGATCGTCAGCCCGCAGGCCTTCGACCCTGAGCCCCCAGACGGTAAGAAAGCGAAAAAAACGAAGGCCGGCAAAAAAGGCCAGCGGAATATCTGGGCCGAGGCCATTGGCGAAGAGGATCCACCGAAATGAAGGAAGCGCTCCGCGAGATTGGCAGCCGCGTAATGATGATGTTTTCCCGTGGCGTGCTGCGGGGCGTCAATGATTCCGGCCCAAGGCAACAGGTGCAGGTTGAGCTGCTCAAGGACGAACTGCGCGATGGCCTTGAGCACATGCAGAACTACGGCTTCACCAGTCACCCGCAAGGCGGTGATGTTGCGGTCGCTTTTCTGGGTGGCAACCGGGAGCAGGGAATTGTCCTGGTGGTCGATGACCGCCGGTACCGCATTCCCTTGCTTGCCGGTGAGGTGGCCATCTACGACGACTTGGGCAACAAGGTCGAGTTGCTACGCGAGATGGTGAAGGTGACGGCGGTTCAGCACCTTGAAGCGGTGGCGCCGACGATAAAGGTGGTGGGCAACCTAGAAGTGATCGGAGACATCACCAGCACCGGCACCGTCACGAACAATGGCAAGGACATCGGCAGCACCCATAAACACGGCGGGGTTACTGCCGGCAGTGGAAACTCAGGAGTGCCGATCTGATGGCTGATGCCGCAATGGTAATGACCGAAAACGGCGGAGAGTTGGTGTTGTCGGGTTTCGATTTGGCGCGTGATGACGGCCTGGAGACGGCAGTCATCATCAGCCTCTTCACCGATCGCCGTGCCAGCGCTGAACAGATCCCTGTTGAGCTACCGCAGGATGATCTGCGTGGCTACTGGGGTGACATCAGCAATGCAACGACTTCTAACCAGACCGGATCGCTGCTTTGGTTGCTGGCGCGTGAAAAGCAACTTCCACAAGTCCTTGGCCGTGCTCAGCAGTATTGCCGAGAGGCACTGGCCTGGATGGTGGAGGACCTGGTCGCGACTCGCGTTGAGGTGGCTGCGGAGTTCGTCGCCCAAGGCTGGATGTTGATCCTCGTCGATATTTTCCGGCCAACCGGTTCTCCGGTTCGCTATCGCTTCAACTATGAATGGGCGGCTCAAGCCGCGAAGAGGTCCGCCTGATGCCATTTGCTCGACCAACATTGACCGAGCTGATCGACCGCGTCATTACCGACATCAGCAGCCGGGTAACGGGCGTCGACGGCGCGGTGCTGCGGCGCTCACTGCTCGGAATCATTGGCCAGTCTGAGGCCGGCGCGGTCCATCTGCTCTATGGTTTTCTGGATTGGATCGCCAAGCAGTCGATCATCGACACGGCCGAAAAAGAATACCACGAGCGCTGGGCCGCAATCTGGAAGATCACCCGAAAAACCGCCGATTTCGCCAGCGGCCAGGCTGCATTCTCCGGTGTCCCAGGTTCAACCATCGTCGATGGCACTATTGTGCAGCGGCAGGATGGTATTCAGTACAAGGTACTCGGCGATGCGATGTTCGGTGCCAGTCCGTTGTCTGTACCCGTGCTGGCCTTGGAGGCGGGGGAGGCCGGAAATTTTGGAATAGGACTGCCGATATTCCTTTTATCCCCGATTGCTGGCGTCCAGTCGACAGGGACGACGGCGACCACAATCGAAGGCGGCGTTGACACGGAGTCGGATCAACGACTGTTGGCCAGGCTGCTGGCGCGTATTCAGCAACCTCCGCACGGCGGCGCGGATTTTGATTACCAGATGTGGGCTTTGGAGGTGGCCGGTGTAACCCGGGTGTGGGTGTATCCGCGCCAGATGGGCGCCGGTACCGTGACGGTCTTGTTCGTCTGTGATGACCTTCCAGACATCATTCCAGCACCGGCCAAAGTGGCGGAGGCCCAGGCCTACATTAATGCCCGACGCCCGGTCACCGCCGAAGTGTTTGTGGCCGCTCCTATAGCCGATCCGCTCAATGTGACCATCAAGCTGCTTCCGAACACTGCTGCCGTCCGCGCAGCCGTCACCGCCGAGCTTGCGGATCTGATCGCTCGCGACTCAAAACCGGGAGCGCCGACCCTGATCAGCCGGCTGCGGGAATCGGTATCCCTGGCAGCGGGCGAAGCGGATAACGCGATCGTCACACCGACAGCTGACGTGCCTCATGCAACTGGGCACATGGCTACGTTGGGGACACTTACCTTTTCCAGCTTCTAGGGGGCCCAATGCCTACAGCTGCCGAATACAGAGAGCAGCTAAAACAGCTGCTCCCTCCCGGTCAAGCCTTCCCGCGCGACCCAGGCACCACACTCCATGATCTACTCGACGGCATGTCAGTAGAGCTTGCTCGAGTCGATGAGCGGGGCTTCACGTTGCCGCTCGAAGCCAATCCCACGACGTCCAATGAATTGTTGGGTGATTGGGAGCGGGTCGTGGGCTTGCCCGACAGATGTTCCGGAGTGTTGGAGGAAACGATTCAAGGGCGCCGCAATGCACTATTGGCCAAGCTTGCCAGTACGGGTGGGCAGTCGATTGCCTACTTCGTGAGCATCGCTGCAGCGCTTGGATACGAAGTCACCATTACGGAGTTCAGGCCTTGCAGGGTTGGATTCTCAGTGGTGGGCGATGCCCTGACCAATGGCGATTGGCAGTTCGCCTGGCAGATCAACGGCCCTGAGACCACGTTGCTAGCTTTCCGCGTAGGGCTCTCGGCCGTGGGTGAGCCGTTACGTTCGTGGGGCACTGGTTCACTTGAATGCAAGATCAGGCAGCTTGCACCAGCTCACACCATCCCGATTTTTGCTTATGCCAACTCGTCTCTCGATCTGAACTTTGCACTGGATACTTACCTGGTAGCGCAACAGAGTGTGCTGCTTGCCAGCATCGTCAACTTCAGCCGTGCCTCGGCCGGTGGCCGCATAAACCAAGCTAAGAACTTCGAGCAACTCGGATTAAATGTGCCAAGGCTTACCCATTCCAGTGTAACTGGTGTTCGCGAAGGGTTAGTTGTCGAGGCCCCTGCTACAAACCTGATCACCTATTCCAGTGACTTCTCCAACGCCATTTGGGGAAAGGTCAATGTTACCGTTATCCCCGCGGCCGGGATTGCGCCCGACGGGACCAACTCCGCGTTCAAAGTGGTTTCAAGTAATTCGCTGCTTGAACACCACGTCCAACAGTCCAAAGTAACCGATCCCAACACAACGTTTTGGATGGGGGTATATGTAAAGGCAGCAGAGCTGACGAATGTTGCCATTCGAAGCCTTAACTTCGCGGGGCAGTCGATACGAACGGAGCTTCGAGTGAACTTGTTGAGCGGAGAATACACAGTCGCGGGCACTGCTGGCGCTGATGTGCGTGTGGAAAATGCAGGTAATGGTTGGTGGAGGTGCTCAATCCTTTCTGTCCGAAACGGTACCTCTACAAGCAGTACGCTAAGTATCGTAAATATGGATGAGACAGGGTCATTCACTAATCAAGGTGATGGGCTATCGGGCCTTCTGATTTGGCACGGTCAACTTGAGGCGAATGATTATCCGAGCTCACCAATTCCGACCACCTCTGCGACTATCACCCGCGCGATTGATCTGGCCGCAGTGAACGTGGCCCAGTCGTGGTTTGGGCTGCGCGCCGGCACCTTCGTAGTTGATATTGAAACACGGGGGCCATTGACGTCTGCTGCGAATGACCGACGGCATTTGCTCTCGTTGATCAACGGTAACGATCAGCTGTTCGTGTATCTGCAAAGCGGTGGTGTTGCGACCGTTACCCGCACTGCATCAGGCGGGATTTTTACCCAGTCTGTATTCGGCAGCGACCTAACGGCAGGGAAAGTAGCGGTCGCATTTGATGGTGTAAATGTGACAGTGGCCTTGAACGGCGTCGTTCGCACAGTGCCGGCAGTGCTGGACGTTGCCTCCTTGGGTGCCGGTGTTTTAACCGTTGGGGCATCCAATACGATACGCCAGCTTAACGGTGTAGTGCGTAGCCTGCGTTATTACCCGCGGCGCGTCAGTGATACCGACCTCATTGCCTTAACTCAATCCTAGGAAAAACGACATGCATAGAATCGACGGACCTGGTGCTGCCGTAGGCGGCTTTTTCACAGAAGGTGATCCAGTGGGTGGCGTTGCTGCCACGGTTGTTACTGACGACTGGATGAATGACATACAAGAAAATATCATGGCCGTACTTCTTGCCGGCGGAGTGACCCCGACAAAAGGGCGCGCCGCCGATCTAGCCGATGCAATTCGAGCCAGCACGACGGGGCGGCTTCTCAATACTCAGGTGTTCACCAGTTCGGGCACCTATACCCCGACACCGGGGATGAAGTTTGCAATCGTCACTGTGCAGGGAGGTGGCGGTGGCGGTGCTGGTACCACAGTGCCGACAGCTGGTAATGCCAGTATTGGTGCGGGTGGTAATGCCGGAGCCTTCGCAAGAGGGAAGTTTTTGGCAGCGGCAATCGGGGCGTCGCAAGCGGTGACCATTGGTATTGGCGGTACTGCGGGGGTAAGTGCGAACGGCGGCGGTGGAGCAACCACATCTCTTGGCGCACTTATCACGGCGCCTGGCGGCGGTGGCGGAAATATGTTCAACAACGCTGCAGTACCGAATGCCAACGGCAACGGGGCTGTAAGTGCCGCCCCAACGGGCGGAAACATCTATTCGTCCATAGGCGCGGGTGCCACGTTGGCACTTGGGCTCACTACTGCCGTTCTGTTTGGAGGTGGCGGTGGAGCTTCTTTCTTTGGACCTGGTGGCCCTCCAAATGTGAGTGGGAACGTCGGCAACACGGGGATCGGTTATGGATCGGGCGGGGCTGGTGCGGCTACTGTTCCCGCAGGCGGTGTATTGGCTGGCGGTGTAGGAAAGGCTGGGATCATCGTTATCGAGGAGTATGCATAATGAAAACCTATGCAAAAGTTGATAGTGGTGTGGTGACTGAGGTTGTCACGCCAACGCTAGACTTGAATGGAGAGCAGTACCCGCTCGAAGCCTGCTATCCGACTGAGTTTGTGCTTCAGTGTGTAGATATCACGGATCATTCTCCACAACCCGAACAGCGATGGACCTACGATGGGAATTCATTCATTCCTGAGGCACAGCCAGTTGTCGACGTGGTTGGTAACAATGAAGCCAAGAAAGTCGTTCTTCTGAATGAGGCGTCTTTGTCGATGACGCCGTTACTCTTGGCGCTCCAACTTGGTGACGCGACTGAAAAAGAGTCCGCCGATGCTATGGCGTGGCGTCACTATTCACTCGCGCTGCAATCCGTGGACGTTACTCAGGAAAACCCTGTTTGGCCTGTAGCTCCGCAATAACCAATGCTATGAGTAAGTGTCACTCTTTTGCTTTGCTAGGGGTTGATACTTGCTCTGCTTCGGCTTAATAAACGAGTTCATCAGCCTCTGGCAAGGTCGCTCCACTGCTCGCCAAAGAATATAAGAAATCAATATTGTTGCTGCCCAATACATGGGTAGCAGAATCCATACGGGTACTTCTGCGAATACTTGATGTTTAATCATCATCGATCTAATTATGATTTGGTGAACGAGGTAAATTGAAAAGCTCACTTCTCCGAGCAACACCAATGGTCGCCACGACAGAGCATTTGTTACAAGCCCGCCGGTTGAAGCCAGTAAAAATAATGCCAGCGCGAAGAACGGCGCAGCACCGCTACCTCTGACCCAGCCTCTTGTGGTCGCGTCGATCAGGCCGAGCGACTCCAGTTTGAAGGACAGCTCCGGCATGCCTACCGCTCCAAGCAACAGAATGGCGATTGCGGCGATGCCTATAGTGCTTTGTCCGCGGGCAGCCCCCAGTCGATGCCCGAATGACAGGAACGCCTGACCCGCAGCCATGCCGACGACGAACTCGAAAAGCCTGGCTGGCGGCCAGATGTAGACCCACGATGCACTGCTTACCTCATCTGCCGTTGAAGTAACTGGGGTTCCGGTAGATATCGAGATGTAGATTGATGCCGCAGCCAATAGCACTGCCAGCACCAGCTTGATATGCCAGGTCTTGGAAAGGTTAAGAATCAAGAGCGGGAAGAGGGCGTAGAAAAACATCTCCACCGACAACGTCCAGGCGACGCCGTTATAGGCGAAGTAGGTCGAGGGCAGAAGAGCCCACGCTTGCGTGAGCGTGAAACTCGTCCAGAACTGAATAGGTGTTGTTTGAAGTCCTGTGTTAAATGCATATATCCACAAGACCCAAAACAAGAACATTGTAAATAGGTGGGCTGGCCAAACTCTGGCTATTCGCGCCCATATAAACCTCATTGAATTGGTGATGCCGCTCAGGTCTTTGTGTGCATAAGTAAGAATGAAGCCCGACAACACAAAGAAGAATGTCACTCCCTGCGCAAGGTTATAATTCGCAGTTAAAGTCTCACCAACATGAAAATAACCCGCAGAGTGCTGGATGACGATCATTGCTGCTGCGAAGAAGCGCAATGATGTGAGTGCAGGCAGTGATTTTTTCATGAGTGTCCTTCAGGCAGCGCTTCCGTTTGGCAGCGCGCCATTAAATCCAATATCAGTCTTCTTTTCTATCGATAGTTTGGAGCGAGCCATGCCTATCACCGCGCAGCAGTTGCTGCAGATCCTCCCGAACGCCGGCACGCAAGCCGGCGTTTTTGCATCTGCCCTCAACCTGGCTATGGATCGGTACCAGATCAATAGCCGGCTACGGGTGGCTACTTTCATCGCCCAGGTGGGTCATGAGTCAGGCCAGTTCCGTTACGTGAAAGAGCTCGGCGGCGATCAGTACCTGAGCAAGTACGACACCGGGCCGCTGGCAAAGCGTCTCGGCAATTCGCCAGAGGCTGACGGCGACGGACAAAAGTACCGCGGGCGCGGTTTGATCCAGATCACCGGGCACGACAACTACCTGGCTTGCAGCAGGGCGCTATTCGGCGATGATAAATTGCTGCGCACACCTGAGTTGCTCGAGCAGGCTGAGTGGGCAGCCAAGTCGGCGGCGTGGTTCTGGAACTCACGGAACCTGAACGCGCTTGCCGATGCGGGCGACTTCACTCTCATCACCAAGCGGATCAACGGCGGCATCAATGGCCTGGCCGAACGCCAAGCCTTCTACCTCCGCGCGCTGAAGGTGCTGGCATGAACCCGCTCCTGGTCCGCCTCCTTCCTTACGTAGCAGCGGTGGCGCTGGTAACCGGCGCGCTATTCGGCGCCTATCACCATGGGCTATCGGTGAAAGAAGCTGAATGGCAATCCGCCTGGAACGATCGCGATACGCGAGACGCCGAGGCCAAGGCCGAAAATGAAGCTGCGGCCCGAAAACGGGAACAGGCCTACCAACGCTCAATTGAAAAGGCGACTCAAGATGGTCAACGCACGATCGACCAAGCAATTGCTGATGCTGCCGCTGCTCGCGCTTCTGCTGTCGGCCTGCGCGAGGCAGCCGACGACCTTGCCGGTCGCCTCTCAGCCAGTGAAGCCAGCGGCAATTCCTGCACTGCCGCCGCAAGCAAGGCAACTGCCCGCGCCGCAATGGTGCTTGCCGACGTGCTCAAGCGCGCTGACCAGAGAGCGGGCGACCTGGCTGCAACTGCTGACCAAGCCAGAGCCAGGGGAGTGACCTGTGAACGGGCCTATGATGGTCTCTCGCGTTAATTGCGCACATGCTCAACCTCTCAGGTTGAAAGTTTGCAACTCGAGAATGACCCTTTCTTTTTGATCCAGGACCAGCGTCAGACTTCGGATTTTGAAAAGCTGGTCGGTGGTTTCCGCCTCCAGGTTCGCCATCCATGTCCGCTTCTTTGAAAGCTCGATCGACAGCTGGTCGTTCATTTCCACTAGGGTGGAAATATTTTCCTTTGCCGCCTGTAGCTGACGCTTTAGATCCTGAACGTCTTCCTCAAGCATGCTTGCGTAATGCTTTACGGTTTCTAGCCTGGTCGGGCTGCCGAGCCACTCACTGGTGTCTTCGATTTCGTAGGGATCCACGGTCACGCCTTTTGAATACTGTTTGCATATACAGTAATCGAGGCGTGATATTTCCGCGAGGGTTAGGCGACCAGCGATTGGTAGGGGGATGGTGTGAGGTCGGCAGAACGCCGGGAGAAAGGTGAGAAGCCTGTCTAAAACTACCTCGGGCTTGCTCGGATTCATTAGCCCGAAAGGCGCTGAAATCGGGCTAGGGTTTTAGACAATTGCTGATGCATACCCGCGAGATTGAAGGCGTGTAAGCCATTCCCGATAGTACTGATGCATTACCGACGTGCGATGTGCTTCACGGTTCGCTCCAGCCGCTGACAGCGCCATCATAGAATTCCACCGACGCGCCGCGCCCATCACCTTCACCATAGTGCCAAGTCGTGATGAGGCCGCCTTCTACCTTTGTAGGGCTACCGAGCAACCTTTCCACGTCTGCCTCCGATAGACCCTTTTTAAGCCTTCGCCAATTAACTTTGTCTGGTGGAATGGAGGCAGCAGCATTTCGCTGATGCAGTTGATCCTCAAGTGTCGCTACGCGACGCTCCAGGCTGCGAACGGTTTCCTCAAGCTTATCCACTCGAGATTCGGCGGTCGACTGCGCAACGACCTGTCCGCAGGACGCGAGGAAAAAGAAAGAAAGTACGAAAAGATAACGATGTGTAATCACTTGGTTCTTCCTTTGTATGGCTTTCCAATTGTAGTCAATCGGGCGTCATCATCACGGCGAGCGTCATCTTGATGAATTCTTCGTTGCGGTCGATTGCGACCAGGGCGCCACGAACGTTGTCGGCAACCTCTGTCCCGCCGTGTTTCTCGACCCACTCTGACAATTCCATAATCGCGGCCTCGAGCGCGAGTTGGTTTTCGTTGAGCTTGAACAGCAGGGAAGGGAGCAGGTCTGAATTTGGCATCGCGGATCCTCGGTTATGAGGTCAGCGTAGCATCGCATTTGATGGGGAGTTCATGTCGGCAGAACGCCGGAGAAGTGTGCGCAAAACCTCCTCTGGAGGCCGCGTGTTTTCGTTTGCAAAACCACAAAAAAGCGGGTTTTTTGCCGCCCCTAAAATGGGTCATATTCTTTTTAAAACAATAGCTTAGGTTGCTACAGTCCCCAGCATGGGGTGCTAGGGGTCGAGTGTTCGAATCACTCCGTCCCGACCATTTATTCTTTAAGAAATCCAGTCACTTAGCGGTGACTGGATTTTTTTATGGCTGATCGTTTTCTCGCGGAGCTGATTTTTGCCCCCACTGAGGATTTTGATCATCCACTGGTGGGGTGGGATTGGAATTAACAT